CCCATCCTTCTTTAGAATCCGACACAACAATAGAAGTCTTACTATCAAACAACTGCTCTGGGACTTCAGGTAATTTCTTAACATACTGCTGCTCCACTGAGAAACCAACACCAGTACCACAGAGAAGGATATACATCGCTTCATCAAAGGCTTTAGGGTCATCGATAGGTAGATAAGAACAATTGAATGCAGCCACGTTCTGACGCTCTAACGCAGGTCCTGCAGTCATGATAGCTCGCATACTAGGTACTACATCTAACGATACTACTGCTTGCTCTAGCTCTGCACGTAACTCTTTAGTCAGTGTGTAGTTCTGCTTAGTTGCAAGGTGCTTCTCCATGAAATCAAAGTAACGTGCTACTGTTTCGTTCCAATGTTCACGACGACCCTTATCATCTAGGTAACGACTGTATCGTGACTTAGCGATGAAGGTGTTGTAAGGTGTCATATTGTATGCTGTCATTCGTCTTCATTCCAATCTACTTCTTTAAGAAGTCTTGTATAATTATTCTCTATAATATCACCGAAGGTTTCAACTAAGTCTTCTGAAGCTACGTCAAGTAACTCCAGAAGAATAACTTCATCTAAACTCTTCAACCGTTCTTTTAACTCTGGCAGTGTAAGAGTAGTCACTGTTTACTTCTTTGCTTTCTGTTTAACTGTAACCTTAGCTGGAGCAGAAGCCATACACTTCTCAGCAAAGGCAATAGCTTTCTCAGTAGCTTCCAACAATGCACGTAGTTGCTTAAGAGAATCTGCTGGTTTGAAGTCTGATACCCACAACTGTGTTGACTCACGTAGTCCAGTTTGTAGTGTAAGATCTACCCACCAATCATTAGCATCTTTAAATCCACCATCTACATTAACGAATGAGTTCTCACCAGGGAAGAACTTATTAAAGTTAATCTTATCTTTTGTTTTAGTCTTATCGCCAATCATCATTATATCCTTTACGTGTTTAAGTAACATATATTATACACCTATTCGTCGTAGTTGTCAATCATACGCTGCAGATACCACACTGCTTTCTTCAGATCTTCAACTCCGTTCTTGTGCTTCCATCGCCACAGGTACTTTATTGCGTTGCCAGTACACATAGCTTCCATTCCATCTAAACCACTCACTACCTGTTCGATAGCATCGATACATTCTATACTCCCTTGCGTATAATGTGAAGGTGAGTTGACCATATCTTTGTCATCAGCCATCGTTACTTTATTAAGTCCTTTGAAATACTCTTCAAGTGTAAACTTCTCCTTTGGCTCTGCACACAATTCATATCCAAAGTGTGCTGGCATTGCTACTGGGCTAGTCATAGATACCTCTTCTTAAGAAAGTCTAGAGACACGAACATCTCATCAAAGCAACCATCATTAACCTCATGCAACACTACGATACCTCGCCAGTAGTGGTTACCTTGAGGACCCATGTACCCTTCGTCATGCTCATAACAACTACCAGCTATAATGCTCGTAAGTGTTTTGCCATCAGCTCTAATAGCGTAAGCAACTTGTCTGCCTTGTTGATGACCCACGACGCAAGACTGATGCTTCTTCGAGATGATAGCTGCTGCCGATCCAACTGGACGATTAAGTGCTCCTGCAGTAACGTAATGGGCATATAGAACACCATCAACAATGATTGGACACTCAAACGGTAACACTTCCCAACCAGCTTCAGCATACTTTAGATCCTCTATAGAGATAGTTCCGTCAAGCATTGAATCATTCTCTACTGCACGATCAATACGATGCTCATGGTTACCTAGTGTTAATATCATACGAGGCTTGTACACCTTCTCCTTGTTACGTCGCTGCCTTTCCTGCAGTGTACGTAGTGGCTTGAGAAGAATGTCCATTGCTTCGTGTGTCGCTTCTATGTCATGCTTATATCGTCTACCTTCAAAAGATTTCTTTCCCTTATCGTAGCTTGAGAGACTAGGCATGTCCGCAAAGTCACCAATATTAACAATAACATCAGGACGTTTCTTAACAATGTAGTTTCCAATCGCTTTCAAGAAAGTATAATCATGACCAGGCTTTACCTGTACATCAGGAATTACTAGATGAGTCGTCAAAGTAAGCTCCTCCAATACTATATCCATACAGTGCAGACAACGCACGATTAAACACTGCAGTTACTTCACGATGATTAGATCCGTCAGGTAATGTAGTCTGTAATGTAACAGCACTGCCGTCGTCTTCATCTTCATACTCAGATAGTCTAATAAAGATATTCATTTCTTTCCTTTCACTAGTAGAAGTACATCTACCTGGTGTTTTAAATCGTTAACCTTCTGTACTAAATCTAAGAAGTGCTCTGCATCTACAAGGGCTAGTGGCTTACTGTTATTCTGTTTCAAGATAACCAGTGGCTCAACTAATCCATGCGTCTTCGCTTGCTCATAGTCTTTATATACCGCAATAGCTGCACGATTCTTACACTCAATGCAGTAGTTAACCAGGTTACGAGCAGCAGAGGATAACTGTACATCTTCTCCACCTGCTCCCATGCTTGTTGACCTGACATCATCAAGAGTTAATACAGGGAATCGCAGAAGTATCTGATCCCTTACCCATTGCTGAAGCTTTCTTCCCTTTGCTTTTGCTGAGCTTGGCTTCAAGTTTAATTACCTTTCTAGATTTAATCCATGCTTTAGGAATATGCATCCTTGCATTGGTAAAAGTACCTGACACAGTAGAAGCAATACAGATAGCATCCTTGGTTTCTGAGACAATATAACCTGCAGTCATTACTTCATGAACATCAGGCTTCTCGTGCTCTTCCCATCCTCCATCAGATACTGCATCAACCCACTGAATAACTACTAGCTTGGTGGTGTCCACATCTGATTGGATTCTCTTCGTATCCAAAGGAGTCTTCCGTTTTCCAGCACCCTCTCTGCGTTCCCTTCGTAAGCTTCCAGGACAGCAAGATACATCTCCTGTTCGTCTTTGCATTCTTTAAGTAGCCTTTCCGCTTTAACTGGTCCAATGCCCTTGATACCGATGATATTGTCAACTCGATCTCCCACTAGCATTTGTTTATAAAAGTTCTTAATGCCTTGTTCTTCAGTGATAAAGTAGAATTCATTCTTAACAAAGTTGAAGTGATCTCCTCGGAGCATATCTAAATCTTTATCAATAGAACAAATACAATACTCACCTACCTGGTGCTCATAAGCTGCGATACCAATAGCATCGTCTGCTTCTTGGTCTTCAATCATAGTGAAGCTCCAGGCTTTCTGCATGTAGTCTCTCAGTACTTGGTAATGCTTAGGCTTCGGAGCTTTACGATTACCCTTGTAAGGTGCAGTAATAGCTATGTCATTCCTAAAGTTCTTCTTACCAGTTAAGTAACCTTGATACTCATTGAAGTTATTGTAGAGAAGCATGTCTTCTAAGAACTCACTACACCTAGCTAACGCAATTGACTCTGGTTCTTCTTCAGAACTAAAGCCAATGCGATAGACTAGAATGTCCCCATCGATCAGGGCTTTAAACATTAAAGAGCTTCTTCTTCCAAGTCAGCTAAGTTAACACCTTCAGGTTTGTACTCAATGAGTTCCTTGATGATGAGCTTACTAACACCTACTCCAACACCCTTCTTACCTTGGAAGTTGTAGTCGTATGGTTTGATCAAAGCTACTGCCTTAGATCCGTTAGCTACCTTAGACTTAATGAAGTTACCTTGCTCATCTACTGCAGTGATAGGATAGAGCTTGCTCTTAGCAGTGATGTAGAATCCTTGGTCTGGTTTCTTGGCATCGTTCTTTACGTTGATACCCATGTCCATCAAAGTCTTAACAGCATCCTTACTTAGATTGCTCAAGTCTACTTGATACTTTCCTGATAACTTGTTTGGCTCATCAAGAGCAGCCCAGAAAATGTCAGCTTGAATCGGTAAAGGTTTAGTTTGTTCCATTTGTATTTCTCCTATTTAGTTTTACTACACATATATTATACCACGATTTCAGTGAACTGTCAATTCAGATTCTTTCTCAGCTTCTAGAATTGCTATAGTTCGGTGCAACATTTCAATCACTTCTTGATTCGGTAATACTGTATACACAACTAAGTAATCTTTAGCGTCTGCTCCTAAGATCACCAGTGCTTCTACATCCTGGGGTATGCTCTCTAGATTCATGGTCTAAAGTCTGCATCTTTAATAGCTTGAGCAAACAAAGCTACATCAGCATTAGGTTTATAATTTTCTGCAGCATTTAAAACATGATAAGTAGCTTGAAGATAATCATGAATTTCTTCTACAGATTTTCCTTTTCTTAAGCAAACAAGTATTGCATCTCTGATTTCTTCCATCAGTGTGTTTCCTTCCATGAGTTACCTACTTTATATTCACCAGCCAGAGGACAACGCATCTTAAGTTCGACACCTGCTAACTCAATAGCTTTAGCTCCTAACTTACCTGCTTCATCTGCTCTGCTTTCTTCTACTTCAATCTGCCATTCGTCATGCACGTTAGCTACAAACTTGTAGTCAATCTTAGCCCTGCGTAGTTCATCATTCAAGATAACTAACGCTTGCTTCATGACTATAGCACCTGCTCCTTGCAACAATGTATTCAATGCTGCATGATCAGATCTAACCTGTAACCTACGTCCATCTAAACCTGGTAAAGTTCCTGACTGTTTAACAATATTACTTACCAGTTCTTTTAGTTCTTTAACCTTCGGAGTATTGCGTAGGAAAGAATCAATAAGCTTCTGTCCATCTGCAGCAGTACCTCCTACTACCTTACCTATCTTAGCACTGCCAGCCCCATATAACCAAGCATAGATGAAGGTCTTCGCAGAGTTTCTAGTAGGTAATCCAGCAGCTTTCTGATTCGCAGTATGGATATCTCCATCTACTACTTCCTTCATGTACACATCGTCCTTCATATAGTGAGCAAGCATTCTCAACTCCAATCCTGAAGCATCGATACCTACTAACTTATATCCTTTCTCTACAGTCCATAGATCCCTACAGTCTTCACCATAGGGGCTACCACTGTTGGGTACTTGTGCCATGTTAGGTGACATGTGCGTCATTCGTCCTGTGACTGCACCATTAGTAATCACCTTACCATGTACCCTACCATCACTACCTATTGCCTTAAGCCACGATTCTATTTGAGCTACTCTCTTCTGGAGCATTAGATACTCATTGATCGCTTTAGCTTCTGGTATATCTATCCCTTCGAGCGTCCCTTCGTCGACGATGGGCTGACCTGTTTCTGTGAACCTGTCTGGTTTCCAACCCTTTTCTTGAAGTCTCTCAGCAATTTGCTTTCTACTTCCTGGGTTGAAGACTTCGACTTTCGCTTTGAGGGGCTTGCCTGTTTTTTCTGAGACTCGTTCAATTGTTTTTGTTGGGAAGATACTCTGCATCTCAGCTTCAATAGCAGATAACTTACCTTGCAATTCTGATAGAAGGATTGTAGCCTTTCTTTCATCCAACTTAAAACCGTTACGTTCTTGCTTGGCGATGATCGCCTGGACTTTGTGCTCAAGATCAATACTCCTTTGGTCAAACTTCTGTTGTTTTAATTCTGATACTAAATGCTTGTATAACTTCTCTGTTACTAGTGTGTCCTGGATACAGTACTTCTCCATCTCTGGTGTCAGTCCACCATCCCAGTCACTGAAGTCATCTTTAGGAAACCCTAGTCGTTGACCCCATGCTGCAAGACTATGACCCCCTTCGAGGCTTGGACTTAGTAGTCTGCTTAACACGAGCGTATCGCACACTTGGCTCGGCTTCATCGAAACTTTCCAGCTCTGCCTCAGTACTGGAGCGTCGAAGCATATTCCGTTGTGCATTATAATCAAATCGCAATTGTCCAAATACTTTTGTAATCCGTTTGCTTCCTTCCATGATACGACTGCTCCTGTCTCGATGTCTCTAGTAACTGCTAACCAAATCTTATTGTGCTGACTGTTCGTCTCTATGTCCAGTACTACCTTCATTTAATTTCCTCAGTCGTTTAATTGCTTCTTGAATTAAGCCACACTCCTTAGCTGCATATGGATTACCATAACGCTGATCTAATGCTTCAATCAATTCTTCAGTTGTCATTCTTCATTAACCTTTCTAACACAGATAACTTCTCATCATCAGTCATAACATACCACGTACTAATCTCTTCTTTAGTTCTACCACAATCGTTACACTGCATGATTGTAATATCGTAAGTACACTTACCTATACAAGGAGACTTTACCATATCTGTTTTCCATTTCCATAAGTTGTTCCAATTAGGCAGGTGTAGTGGTGGGCATCTCCATACCATCAGTCTACTACTCCTTGCTTAACTCTCCAGGGATACTTATCTTCTAGCCAGAAGCAACGCATGTCTCCGTCTTTAGTTGATAAGAACCCTCTCCATACTGCATGCTTAGTACTGAAGTCACTGCATGTAAGTCCTTGAATATCAAGGTAAATTCCTTTAACTGTCCATCCAAGTACAAACACTGCACAATATTTAAGCAGACTTCTTAAGTGTTGGTTTCTTATTAACGATAGGATCTTCAACGATTGTTACCTTCTCATTGTGTTTATCATTCAGTATTGATTGTACCTGTACCTCTAACTTCTGTACCTTCAATGCCAATTCATTTACTGCGTCAATCACTTTAGTAAGCTGAAGCAAACTCATATAATTCCCCATGTTATTAATGCGTGAATAATGTAAAGCATAATACCTAGTAAGTACATCACTGCTGCAACCAGCTCAACTAAGATGAGTGGTGCATCCTGCTGCAAGATACCTGCTAAGGTCCACAATGATGATCCAATCAACCCAAAGAATAGATTCAAAGGATACACATTGAAACTTGTCAGACCAATTCCAATCAGGCAGAGTGTAGTTCCTAACCATTTGATTCCTATCAGTTGCAGATGATTGTGTCTGGACATATTGTACATACAGTCATTACTCCTCCGCTTACAGTTGTTACAGTTCGACAAGCCATGCTAATATTATACACTAACATCAGTGTTACTGCAAGTACTAAGTGCTTCATAAACTATTCTCCTCTGGTGGTAATTCATTCATGCGTCCACTGTTGCGTGAATACAATAACCTACATGCTAACCCTGTCAGTCCACTGAATCGATTCTTCAGCACACGTACATAGGTGGTGTTGCGTTCATTAGGATCATCAGCCTGTCCGTTACGCTCTAGACCAATCACCATGTCACTTAACTGTGCGATACTACCTGACCCCCTTAGCTGTGCTAACGAAGTCGCTGCACCCTCTTCATGCCCCTTAGATTCAGGACGCTTGAGGTGTGACACTACAAACAAACTAATGCCAGTCTCTTGCACCAACATGCGAAGCTTAGTCATGATCTCATCAATTGCTTTACGCTCATCGCCTGATTCCTGGGCAGACACAATGATACTTACATGGTCTACGAAAACATACTTACAAGCCAAGCCCCTAGCCATGAACCGAACACGATTGATAATGTTGTCAACGCTAGTAGAACCGAAGTGATCAAACAAAAACAACCTATCAGTACCAAGAGTTCTATCGAATGAATCCTTAAGTTCTTCATCTGTAACCTCACAATCTGGTAGGTGCAACGGTTTGTTAGCAGCCAGTGCCATCAAACTCTTAGCTGTTTTCTTTACTGATTCTTCCAAGAACATTAGACCAATGTTATCCTCTGTCTTAGATAGGATCTGCCACACAATCTCTCGCAGGAATTGAGACTTACCTAGTCCTGATCCTGCTGTTACTGTAACAAGTTCTCCGAAACGGATACCGTATGTCAGGTCATTGATACCATGATACGGATACATTACCTCTGCCTTCTCCTCTGCCTGGTTCACCATGTCCCAGAGTGTAGACCCTGATACGATACCATCAGGTACATACTTCTCTGCATCCCACCATGTCTCTACGAATTCCTTGTTCAATCCCTTAGCAAGGTAATCACATGCGTCCTTCAGTCCTTCCTTCTTAGGCTTGAAGATGTGTGCCTTAGCTCCGAAGAGTTCAGCCACTTCCTTAGACGCTTCCTTGCCAGGCTCATCGTTATCAAAGCAGATAACAATCTTCTCGAATGAATCCAGATACTCATAGCTTGCACGACAATCCTTCAGTGCTGACTGTGCTCCGTTACGGATAGACACAACTGGAAACCTAGACCCTGTTAATTGGAATACTGCTAGTGCATCAAACTCACCTTCGGTAATGGTGATAGCTCGACCACCTGGTGTAAACTTAGACTGTCCGAATAGTGTTGCATGCTTCCAGTCCCCTTGAATACTGAATGTCTTCTCCTCTATTGCTCGTACCTTTGCTGCAATTACCTTACCATCTGCATCTGCATAGGGAAAGTAATAGTTCTTACCGTCAGAACCTGCACCGAAGTGGTGCATAGTAGACAATGAGATACCACGATCTACTACATGTACTGCTTCGACATCTCGTAATGCTTCTGTAAAGCTCATAGAACCTTCCTGTTGCGTTTGTTTAAAGGAGGTGATACCTAGCCCTTCCAAGTCTTCAATCGTTGCTCTTGGTGCTTTCTCGTAGGTCTTACAGACATAACAGAATGTATGACCATCATCGAATAAAGCATTCCCATCTGAAGATCCACACTTAGCACACTCTATATGCTTAAGAAACTTTGAGTCGACTGTCATTCTTCTCCACCTCCAGGTAATCATAGATATCTGTCATCACTGCATCGATACCGTACTGCTGAATGTAATAGACAATCTCTCCCAGTGCAAAGTGATAGTGTGCTTGCTCCTGGTCTGCGTTGTAATCTAAACATGCCATCTTCTTAGTTCCTTCTTAGTTAACTATATAGAAACAATAATAATATAAGACTACTTAAAACTACTTAAGACTACTTAGTATAACTATATAGTAATAGTTTAACACAACTTAGCTACTGCTGTCAACCCCAAAATCCAAATCATTAGACAAAAGATTATTGTCTTCCAGTTCGTCTTCATCTCCGTCAAATAAGTCGTATCGTTCTTCACTGTGTAGTTCATCCTTGATTGTTGAATAACATTTATTGCACATGTCTAAGTACTCCCCTGTGTTTACACTCTTACGTGTAGATTCAAAGTCACTTAATATTTTATCACAACAATAGCATCTCATACAATCCCCTGTCCTAAAATTTTATATGCCCAAATGTACTTATTGTCTTGCTTCTTCTCTTTAAATACTTTAATTGTCTCTATCCGTAGGCATCTGTCTAGATTCTTAAAGTGTTCCGCTTCTTCTTTATTACCAAATATTCTAACAACGGTATTGTCATAGTCTAAAATCTTATATAGCTTAGTCATAGGTAACCTCCAAAGTATGCAACAATAACATGTAGTGTAAAGTAAATAAAGGTAAAAGTCAATAGCCCTTTGATAAATAAATCAGTCGTCATGCCAGTCATCCTCATCAATAAAATCTGTCTCATCTAACGCACACTCTAACTCTTCTAACTCTTCGTCTGTTAACTCTTCATCTTCTGGTTCATAGTACTTATCATTACTGTATCCTGCACTGTATCTGTTCATTGTATCCTCCGTTAATCTAAATTAGAAAATGAATCTTCATCACCTGGCTTTGCTTCATACTTTGTAACATCCATATCATCACTCCTTAATTGATCACACATATCTACTATACCAGAAAAACAAGTAGGACACAAGCTAAAATATAACATCCCTATATACCCATCTATACCGCCTTCACCATCTAATGAGAAATCACATGAGCATATATTACATTTTGATTGATCACTCATATGTTAACTCAAACTGTACAGGGTAAGAAGGTAACACTACAAAATCACTCCAGTCTGTTACATTATTCTTAGCACGATAAGCCACTACATGATAATTGTTTTCGTCTTCAGTATCAATTGTAATAGTCCAAGACCATAGATTATAACTCCAATCTCCTTCGTATATCTCATGCTTAAACTTTTCTTTTAGTATCTCTACTGCTTTAAGTAAGTGATTCATTTTCCACACTCCTGTTCGTGATCCAACATTATCCAGTACCCTGTTTTATTGCCGTTAGTATCATGTATTGTACCGCTTCTAGAACCTACTCCAATGCTTTCAATAATACCCTGCAGGTTCTCCCCTAGTTGCCAGCCTAGTGTATCCTGGTAAGCTTCATTATCTAGGTTAATCTCTATATTTAATCTCATCTTATCCTCCAACATGTACGAATTGAAAATGATTCTTGATAAACTTATTAGACTCTGCATCATTAATCTTATAGGCAATGTCATATCCACTAATGTTTTTAATCCATCCGCTACCTATCCACCCATTAAACTTTTCTAGTGTAATCAT